CTTTGAATGAATCAGCTTGATCCAATAAATCTTCCATTTCATCTAATTTTAGAGTTTCACCGTTTTCACGGGCATCTGAAAGCAATCCGGAATATAAAACCTTTTCCAAATCCTCTAAACTAAAATTAGTCATATCCATATTGGTAATATCCATATTAGTTAGGGCCGTTAATGTTTTTAATGCTTTATGCCCGAATCGCAAATAACGTGGTCTGTCTAAATTGATAACAACTAAATCGCTTTTTTTCATAAGTTTCCCCCCCTTATAGTAAAAAAGGCCAGGTAATACCTAGCCTTTCAATTAATTATTATTAGCTGCCAGAGACTAAAGTTGGCGCTCCTGATACTTTAATAGTCGCATCAAATGAAATCGTTTGGTCCACTCCCGCGCCAGTTTTAAAGCTTGTAACAATTCCGTTAAATGTCCAGCTTGCTCCCGTTACGCCACCAACAGCCGGCGGGAATTGGATTGTATACCCTGCGTTGGTACCCGCTTGTAAGTCAGTCAGAATTGCTCCGTGTGCAGTGTAATCAAAGAATCCGCTAATTGACACATCATCAACCTCTTTAAAACCATTGATGAAAGTTTTGTAACCGCCGGTTGTATCTAATGCAGTTGTATCGATTGTATTTGCTTTAATGCTCAAACCATCAATTTTTGTTAAGTAAGCAATAGCTGTACCGGCTGTTTTCTTAATCGTTGTACCTTGTGCAGAAATAGGCCCTGGAGTTGCTGTCATTTAAAAAACCTCCCTTTAAAATCTTACTTTTATACTCACAATGCAAAGATATTGGAATAACTGGTCGATGTATTGTTCTGTGGACCTTTCATAAGTAAAATCTTGAATCCAAATACCGCCAGTTCCACCAATATTTCTTTTTTGAAATGTTGTTACTTTTTCAATCACTTGCCTAGTTATGTCTTTCAACCCTGCATAACTATCATTTAAAATATGAAGTTCGCAGTCTACTTCTTTAGAACCGACATAACCATCTAAATATTTTTCTTGAACGCCTTCGCTTGAAATATAGACAAGATAAGGCGTTTTAACTCCCTCTGTCGCAGCTAGAGGAAATATTTTATTGGCGATTTGGGGAATACTACTTAATTCATTCCTTAAAGCTTCTTCAAAGTTCATTAAAATCACCTCGCTTGCGAAAGTACCTTGTCTATTCCATCTTTAGCAACATCAATTATTTTTTGTTCAACTTTTCCTTTGTTTTCTTCTGCGGTATTTTTCATGTACTGTAACCCTACATGATAACCTCCATGCGGATATTTCCATCCAAACTCCTGAGATACAGGATAATAAGAACGTTTTCCCGCTTTGGATGTTTTAACAAGCTTTGAATTGTAGGCACGATCAAAAGTAATTTCATATACTTTCTTGCCTGGTTTACTTGCTCTTTCGCCAACCATTTTCAAAGATGCCTTTAACCATCCATCATAAACAGGAGCATCAGATTTAGTTGCTGATAAATCAATCCTAGCGCCCGCCCCGGCTGCCTTAGTTGCTACCTTTTGAGGAACTTTTCCTAATTGTTCGATCAGTTGTTGGAGTTCAACAAACCCTGCAACGTCCATATCCATTATTTAACCAACTCCTTGCAATACATCTGCAATTCTACGTTTCTTTCTTGGTAGTTGGAAATAGATGTAATCATTAAATTTCTTCCATTAAGGACAATTCGCATATCCGGCGTGATACCCGATACATAGCGAATATGGACCCTATGCGTTATTTGACTGTTAATTTCATCTGCTTTAAAGAATTCGCTGCCACCTAGAGGAAATATACCAGCACGAACTTTTACAATGTCTGTCCAGTCCTCGGTTGTGGACCCGTATGAATCCTCTCCAAATTGCCTTTGTTGTATGGTAACAGGCACGCGATATTTCCCGGCATTAATTCTGTATTTAGACATTTAACTCACCTCACAAATAATTAACAGAATGCGAGTCTAATATCTGTTTAATAACAAAATTAAGTTTAGTATTATCGACTATAAATGCCCGTTCATCATACATTGAATTGGAAAGGACCATTAAAGCGATTGTTAAATCTTCGTGGGAATCTACACTTTCTGTAATTCCGTTTGTTGGATTAGGTTCAAGAGGTAATCCGGTATATGTGCTAATAAACTGTTTACCAGCCGCTAAGATAGTCGTAAAAAGGTTATCATCCTCGTCATGGTAAACATTCGCATATTGTTTTAAATCATTAATACTAATCTCAGATATTAGCATCTTTTTTCACCGTCTTTTTCTCTTTTACTTCCTCAACTAAACCGTTTTCCACCCAATTATTAAGGGTATATTCATCAAGTTCTACCTCTTGGATTACATCTTTTTCAAATGCTCCAATACCTGAAATAAAAGTTTTTAAGAATTTTAGTTTTGGCATTCTTTCACCCCTTTCAGAAAAAAAGGGCTGGAATAACCAACCCTCTATTTATTACTTAGAAACATAAGTGATTAATTTTTGTGGTTCAGCGATAACTGAATCGATTTCAGCCCATGCAGTTACACCAATAGCATACTGATCCGCATATTTTTCCATAAGAACTTGCATTTCAACGCCCTTAGTGATTTTAACTGCTAATCCTGAGAAATCTCCATAGTGGATAGACTTAGCACCAACAGTTGTATATTTAGGCATGTTATCAGATACATAGACAGGCTTGCCTAAAAGCGTTAGACCTCCATCACGACTTAAATCATTGCCGAATAACAATAGGTTGTTACCAGCGCCAGCAGTTAAGCTTTGTAGGTATGCAAGAGTGTCAACGTGCATGATCCACGCAGAACCTTCTTGAAACACTTGCGGAACTTTTGCTTTCATAGCAATTAACTCTTGTGGAGTAATTACAAGTGTAGTTGCACCGTTGTAAGTAGTTGCGTTTTGTGCTAAACCTTTCATGTTTGTACCTGGGCCAGCAACTAATTCATTTTCTAGGAAGTTAGCGATTGATTTAGAAATTTCATTGATAATGAATGGAAGTACATCAATTTGAGAATTATTCACCAATTTCTTAGAAATTAGAGCAAGGGAACCAATTACAAAACCGTTTAAATCAACGCTTGTGAAAGTACCTGCTGATGCTGTAATAGCTGTAAATTCAGTACCTTGATAAGCAGTTGTGTGCTGTGTGTAGTCGTAAACAGGAAGTGATAACGCACCCTCAACCTCGTAAATAGTTGCCTTTGATAGAATTGGAGACAAGTTTTTCACTTTATCAATGATTCTATTAGAAATAGTTTTCGGAATTACAACCCCGTTTGTACCTTGTGGAAGGTTAGTTGCACGGCCCTCACGAACGAACTCAACAAATGCACGTTCTTCTTTTTCGATTTCTAATTTGCGTGTTTCTTCGGCAGAACGTTGTTCAGGATCTTTAACGATTACTTTTTCAAGCTTTCTTGATTCTTCGGCAGCTGCTAAAGTTTTATCAATTCCAGCGATTTCAGCCTTAATTGCTTCAAAACGTGCGTTCTCTTCCTCTGAAAATGCTCTTGTTTCTTGTGATGCTTTGTTTACAATACCATCCATTTCATCAAGTAGGGCATTGCGTTTTTCGATTAATGTTTTCATACTTTTCCACCTCTTAGTTTTAAGATTTCTATTTGTTTTTCAAAAACGGCATAATTAACAGGCTCCGGAATATCCTCCCGAACCTCATTAGACGTTTTTTCCTCTACTTTTTCGGTTTTCTCGAATACATCAAATCGTTGTTCGACTATAACTGATTCTTCTCCGCGACTTTCAATAGACATAGCCGTATAAGCTGGGGTTACGTCAAGTACGCTTACTTCATAAAGATATAAATCTTTAAGGAATCGGCGTTGTGGGTTGGCTGTTGTATCCCATTCATCTGAAATATTGGAGAATGAGAAACTCCAACCTCGCAATTCTCCTTTTCGGGCTTTTTCAACCACTTCTGGATCGTTTACACTGCATTCGGCATATAAGCCAATAGCATCTTCCCGAAGCGTTAAATTGCCCTGTTTTTGAGAGCCTAATAACCTGTCCTCTTTGTGGTTAAATAACAATTTAACATCGTCATTTCTCCCTAAAGCTCTTTGAAATGCTTGTGGCTCGACTTGTTCCACAAAAACACCTCTTTCAGACGGCAATCTACGCGAATCCCTTAAACAGACATTCACATAACCTGAGATATTAACGCTATTGTTTCGGATCTCCACCTTCATCTAATTCACCCCCTTTAATCGGTT